CCATACATACTTTCTTTTTTACAAAAGTTAATCTACAAAGGCTTTCATCCGCTGCGCGGCTTCAAAAGTCTTAATACGAGAAATAATTTCACGGGCCTGTAAGGTAATAAACACCACTGGTGCTCCCTCATCTCCTGCATCGACCACAAACCGGTCGCCGCCGTACTTAATCGTACGTACCAAGTCGCCTTCTTTACACCAAGGACCTTCAATCCAGGGGGTTAAGTCGTCTAAGTTTCGGTACGCTAAAGGCCCAACTTGGACAACCTTAGCTACAGTCTCGTTAAATTTAATCGTTTGCGTAGTCTCATCTACAAAAATGATTCCACCTTTACTTGCTGTCTTAGGACGTCTTAGTTGAACTAAAACTCTATCGCCAGCTACCTCGGTTCCATGCTCTACGGTGGGGAAACATTCTTCCTCAGATCGTGTGTCTGGATCCTCTTTTGCTCTAACATCAAATGCTGCCATTCGGCAACCTCCTATAACCTTTACAGGTCGTCTTCGTCTTCCGTCAATATCTCGTTTATAATGTTCAGTATTTCACTAAAACCTTCGTGTCTACCAACAAGACGCTGGTAGTCCTCAAAAGAGTTAACATTATTTCCAGCGGTGACGGCTTCCGCTATTTTCTTTTGTTCATCCCTCGTACGAGAGATAATTTCTGATAAAAAGTCCTTCATAATTTCACTAATACGCAGGACAGAATAAATCTGCCCTAAAATGATTAATAAAAGTTTCCGCCGCCGATATCTTTAAGGTTTTTACCTGGTCCAACTTTAGAACCTTTGGCCATTTTATTACCATTAAGTACTGCATTGTTAGCGCGCTTGGAGCCTGAAGATCCGTTGTCTACTTTGGCCTCTGGGCCGCCGCCGGAGCTCATTGTTCCAGTCATTTTGTATGTTTTACGGAAGCCTAATTCGCCGCCGTCTTGTGGGTTTTTTGCCATTACTATGCTCCTGTTGGGGGTGTTGGTTGTGTTGGTGCTGCTTGCTGTTGTTCTTGCTGTGCCTGCATCTGGGCTAATTGTTGCTGGTGTTGCTGGTCTGCCTGCTGCAAACCTTGTTGATGTAACTGATCTGCCTGCTGTAGGCCTTGTTGATGCTGCTGGTTTTGTTGTGCTAGTTGTTGCTGTCCTTTTTGGGCTTCAATCTGAGCCTGAACTTGCTGTGACTGTTGATCAAATTGTTGTTGCTGTACAGCTAGTCCATGCTGACGGATGTCCTGACTTGCGGCTTGGATTGCCTCCATGGCCGACTTGTCTTGGTCTGCCTCTAGTTGCGCCTGGATACTATCCATCTGCGCACCAGTTGTGATCATTGCCACGCGTTCTTTGGCGGCATTGTTGATGTTTGCCATCGCAATGTCTGTCGCGTTACGTTGATTATCAATGCTAGTCTGTGTGCCATACTTAGCTTGGAGCTCTTGAACTTTTTGTTGAAGTTCAGCGATCTTAAGCTGGTATGTCTGCTGGTCTTGCTGCATCTCCATCTGCATCTTGGCCTGAGACTCTTGTGACTTACGCTGTGTCTCAGCCATCTGTGTCTTAAGAATGACCCTAGCTGTTGGGTCGGCGTTGGCCATATTTTCTTGTTGGGCCTGCTGTGCCTGTGCTACTTTTTGTGCTAGGGCAGAGATTTGCTTCACATACTGCGCCATATTCTCTTTCGAGTCTTGGTCTACCATCTGTGACGCAAGTGCAAGGGCCTGTTGTGCTTCAAGGTCTAACGCATTCTCTTGGTGTAGGTTCAGAACATCTTTACCTCCAGATGCCTGTGCTACATAAGAGCGCATGGATTGTAAATAGTGTAATGTTAAATGCTGCTTGATATGCTCTAGTGCATGAGGAGCAAATACCGGACCAATGACAGGATTTCCGCCATAGGCTGGGTTTTCAGCGTATTCCAGGTGAATTTTAATGTGCGATATGTGGTCTTGGTCTGGGTACGCGGCGGCTGGTCGTCCCATTGTCATGGAGACGTTCTCTAGCGCCGGGTTAGACTCTGATGCTCCAAGTGGGTTTGGCAGTACCTCTTCAACTGAGGGTATCTTTAATTGATTTAATACACGTCTGTAAACAGCGCGTATATCAAACATTCCTGGAGGGGCAGAAGTAGCCATCTGTAAGAGGGCCTGGTTCTGTGCAAGTCGTTGTGACTCAGAGAAAATGTTAGGGTCTGATACTGGGCGTACATCGTTATTGTACGAGAAATCCCGAACTTCAATCTCTGTACCAGACTGATTATCCATCTCGTCCAGGTACCAATGGTTGATACGGGAGATAATGTTAAGAGACTTGGCCTGTGATCTGTGTAATCTAGCATGAATGCTGGAGAATACCTTAGCACCCTGTTCAATAAGCGCCTGAGTTGTACCAACCGGCATGTTGTTGTTTGCCTCGCCAATCTTTTCTTCGGCGGTGGTTACAACACCTTTTGCTGCCTCTGTTAGCCAACCTAATAAACTAAACAATACAGAAGATGGTTGATTGAACGGCATTGGCATTGCAATCTTACGCACATCGTCAACACCTGGTGCGCCTTCAATCTCTACTACTTGAGTAGGCTCAATTCTATCGGACTGCCCACCAATTCTTCCACCCTTAAGTTTAAGTAGTGTCTGGCTGTTGTTGATGTGAGCAGCGTCAAGCAAAGCACGAAGAGCACCGGTAAGAGCAGCAGACAGGCCACCGATAAGCTGAGGTAATCCAATGGCGTAAGCTCCACGCCAAGGAATAAACTTAAACTCGACAAACCAGTCCAGTTTTTCGAGTTTTTCGTCATTGCATTCCCAGTTTCTATAAAGGGCTAATACTTTGCTTGTTGTCTCATCAATTGTGAGGATATATGGTGCACGTTTGCCTTCTGTCTCAGGATCGTCGTCCAGTCGCATAAAGCAGGTAACTTCGTAGATGCGGCGTAAGTTATCAATATTTTTAGAGGGAATATCTTTGCCCTCAATCTTATCATTGGCTGCTTCGGATCTTGTTTGTTCTGTTAATGGAGCATCCGATGTGTACTCAGAGTCAATATCTACATAGATGCCAGCCTCAACACGTTGTAGGAATGTGTCCTCTGTAATATCTTGGACTTCGGTTACACGCTGTGCTGTGTAGAAGTTTGTTGATGAGTACGGGAGTAGTATGTTATCAATCGGTACCCACTCACATGTTGGGCGCGTTTGTTCAGAATCATACCGCCATTTTAAAAACTGAGAACCGCCTAGTGGTAGTTGGGTCAGCAACTGCTCCATTTCGTCACGGAACTCAGGTATCTGCTCAGTGAGCTGCCAGTTCATAAATTCTACTTTACGATTGGCTGTCTCTTCTTTAATTCTATCTGCTTTTCCTTTGATGTTTGATTTAACAATACCATCGGGGGGTAATAATTCTCTTGTGGAGGATGCTGCAAAATCTACGCAGCTCTCTGCCATTACTGGATGAACAACCTTAGAGGCGCCATCAAAAGTAGCCCCGCCAGGTGCATCTTTACCAAGACCGGTGCGGCGTAGACCTTCTTCATACTGCTTATCTCGTTGTTTACGTGACTCTTTGTCTACATCAATAAAATCAAGATATTCAACAGCTATAGATTGAAGCTCGCTCTCATCAAACACTTCAGCTAAGTTAGCATAAAACTCAGGGGCGTCTTTAGGGCTTTTCTTTGGTGTAAAGTTGACAACTACGCTACCGTCTTCATTTTCAATAACTTCTTGATCTACCTCATCTGGGTCAAGACCAAGCTCCTCTTCAAAGGCATCGAGCTCTTTTTCTTGATCTTCTGCGGCACGGACTTCATTGTCCTTGTCAAGACCTGGTAAGTTGTTTCCTGCTTGTATCGGTAACGTTGGATTTGCCATAGACTTTTTATTTGTTTTGCTCGGGGATTGTTTATCCGGCAATTAGGAATGTGGAGGACCAAATTCTGTCCTTATTTTAACTAATACGTTAAATAGCTTTAATCCGCCCTATTGGCTGTATGGGTTGACAAACTTATTGTGGTATGTGTCATCTGCGTAGTCATAGTCCCTTGCTGGCAAGAAATCAAGCTGTATCCACCCAGAATCACGTAGAACCCGTAACGCCTGGGATAGTGAGTCTACATAGTCATCGTGGCCGCCGGCTTCTGGAAATGAACATACCTGCCTCAGGAAACGTTTTGCCCACTCTGCCATATCGCCCTTAATTTTAGAGTCTTCTGGGATATATACCTTTCCCTTGGCGACAAGGGGGGCTACAATGTTTAGTCTTTGTACCTTATCAGCACGGCCTGGATTGTAGCCTCTTACAGGCACCCCAGAGCCCTGCAGCTCTTGGATGAGGGATATACCTGCGCTCTTGTCCTCCATGAGTATCAGGTCGGCTTTACGGCCCTTACCGAACTCATTGTCTGATCCGTACACAACCTCTTTAAAGTCATCAATTACTTTACGGCGTAGCTGCGGGTATGCTAGGTGTTGGTCCCATGCGTCTAGCAGTATAATGGATGTCCCCTTGTCTTCTTGCTCAAAGATGCCCCATACAGTACATGCCGTTGGGTCGTTCATTGTCTTTTCGGATGTTGCCGGGTCATAGCTTGCAATGACATACTCTAGGTTTGGGGTTGGTTGATTAGCAGGCCACATCTTAAACATCTTGCGTTTAATAATGCCCGTTGCCTCAGGATCTAGGATCTGTCCATAGATCTCTTGCTTACCAATGTCGGTGCCTTCATACGTCTCTAGCTGCTTGAAGAATGTCTCTGATAGGTTTTCTCTGTTGTCGTACGATGACGCATTAACGACGTAGACATCGCCGCCGACCTTACCCTCGTTGAGGTCAACAATGAGCTCTTTGGGTTTTGGGGTGGTGGTAATAATCTGCTGCACTCGGGGTATACGGGGGTCTTTAAGACGGAGGGTAAACTGTACTCCATCGTAGGCTTGGTCGAGGTAATCAAATGCGCACAGCTCGTCAAACCAAGCTCCGTGGAACTGCTTACCACGATATCGTTCTGGCTCTGAGGCTGGAATTCCCTGAATGATTGATCCGTTTGTAAGGGTAATCTCAAAGAGGGACTTGTTGTAATCGCGTATAAGTGAGGCGGGTATGATATTAAGAAGTCCGGAGTCTCCCTCGAAACAAGTCGCACGGATATCATTAGAGGTTGGGGCGGTGACAAGCCAGCGAGTGCCTGAGTACTTCCAGGCCCTAATACCAATCCAATGAGAGGCAGTGTGTGTCTTACCAGAGCCACGACCCGCGAGCATAAGGAAGGTGTCATATTCTCCATCGTCTGGTTCTTTTTGGTGGGGAAGTGCCTGAAGTGACCATTTGACTTGCCACATGGTGGAGTCAAGCTGTTGCTTTGGCCAGTGACTGTGTGCGTCTGCGAACTTCTTTAGCGTAAGTTCTTGTTTGGGTGTTAAAGACATGATATAAAGCCTTCCCCGACTAAGAAGCTCTTATCAGCCCCTTCGGTTTCTATATG